CCGTCGAAAGCGGCGAGCCTTTCCCGCACGGGTACGTCAACCTGTCGGATGCGGTTTCCGATGATGGGTGCCGCCAGCTGGTGTCTGAAATCTTCAGCGCCGATGGCAACTGGAACGTCAAGCAGGGCGAGCGCAACGAGTGGCTGGATTGCCGCGTCGGTGCGCGCGCCGCCGCCTATTGGGCTGGCGTCGACATCATGACCGAGGACGACTGGCAGAAGCTGCGCGAGGAATACGCGGGGCCGACGCCGGAACAGGTGGCGCAAGCCCCGGAACGACACCGCCGCGAGCCTGCCAAGCCCCAAGGGGGATGGATGGGCGGACGCGGCAAGAAATGGATCTGACATGGCCTTCACCCAGACGCAGCTCGACGCGCTTGAAAGCGCCATCGCGGCTGGCGTGACCGAATACCGGATCGGCGACAAGACCGTGAAGTACGGCACGCTCGACGAGATGCTGAAGGTCCGCGACATCATGCGCGCTGACCTTGGCCTGGCAGCGAGCGACGCGCCGCGCTACTCGACGGCTGCGTTCTTCCGCTGATGAGCATTCTCGAGAAGATCATCGCTTCGGTGTCTCCCGAGGCGGGCCTTCGGCGTGCCGTGGCCAAGGCCAAGCTGAACCTGCTGAGCGGCTCTATGCGCTCGTATGACGCGGCCAAGACCGGTCACCGCACGGACGGCTGGACCAGCGTTTCGGGTTCGTCGGCGAATTCGGAGATTTCACCCCAGCTACCGCGCATCCGGGAACGCTCGCGCGATTTGGTGCGGAACAATCCGTATGCGGCCAAGGCCGTCAACGTGCTGGTCAACAATATCGTCGGCGCCGGCATCGTCCCGGAAGCCAAGAGCGGCACGGATCGCCAGCAATCGGCGACCGAGGACGCCGCCGACGCTGACGGGATGCTGGATTTCTACGGCATCCAGGCGCTGGTGATGCGCACGGTCGTGGAATCCGGCGAGTGCCTGGTGCGATTTCGTGCGCGGCGCCTGTCTGATGGCCTTGCCGTGCCCTTTCAGCTTCAGGTGCTGGAGCCCGAGTTCATCGACACCGGCCGGCATGGCACATCGTCCAGCGGCTACACCATTGACGGCATCGAGTTCGACAATCTCGGCCGCCGCACCGCCTACTGGATGTTCAACCGTCACCCCGGCGACAACCGGGCCATGATGGTGACCGGCATCACTTCCAGCCGCGTCCCGGCTGAGGACGTGCTGCACATCTTCGACAAGATCAGGCCTGGCCAGGACCGCGGCGTGCCGTGGTTTGCACCGACGATCCTGCGCATGTGGGACTTGGCCACCTATGACGAAGCCGAGTTGATGCGCAAGCGGGTGGAAGCCTGCATCGCGGCCTTTGTCGAGCAGGAAGCGGGTGGCGATATCCGCCCCCTGGGCAAGATCGCCAACGGCACGAACACGGACGGCACGTCAGGCACGACCCGCCGCGAGAGTTTCGAGCCGGGCATGATCGAATATATGCGGCCGGGCGAGTCGGTGGAGTTCAACAACCCACAGGGCACCGGCGGCTATGCCGAATACATGGGCGTCCAGCTGCACGCCATCGCGGCGGGCATCGGCGTCACCTATGAGCAGATGACCGGCGACCTTTCGGGCGTGAATTACTCCAGCTACCGGGCTGGCCACCTCGAAATCCGCTCCAGCATGGAACGGCACCGCTGGCAGATGATGATCAACCAGTTCTGCGCGCCGGTGTGGCGCCGGTTCATGACGGTCGGCTTCGCTGCCGGCGTCCTGCGCCAGCCGAACGTGCGCGCCGAATGGGTTGCGCCGCCGTGGCCGTCCATCGACCCGGAAAAGGACGCCAACGCGGCCCTGCTGGAGATGCGCGTCGGCGGCATCACCTTGCGCGACTACCTGACCAGCAAGGGCAAGGACTTCAACGACTGGCTGGCGGAAACCATCGCCACCAACAAGGCGCTGGACGACGCCGGAATCGTCCTCGACAGCGACCCGCGCAACCGGGCTCGCAACGGCAACGCAATCGGAACAACTGGAGGCACGCCAGATGGCGGAAGCACAAACGCAGGCGCGTGACCTGCCGATGCAGGTTCGGACGGGCTCCGTCCGCGCCGACAGCATCGACGTAGAGGCCCGCACCGTCGATCTGGTGTGGTCCACCGGCGCGGAAGTGCTGCGTCAGGATTGGTGGACGGGCAAGCGGTACAAGGAATCGCTGTCACTGGATCCGGCGCATGTCCGCATGGACAGGCTGAACGGCGGCGCCCCGGTTCTCGACACCCACGACACCTATTCGCTAGCCGCCGTCATCGGTGTGGTCCAGTCGGCCACCGTCGACGGCACCGAAGGCCGCGCAACGGTGCGCTTTGCCCGCACGCCCGAGGTCGATCCGATCTGGGCGAAGGTCGAGCAGGGCATCGTCCGCAATGTGAGCGTCGGCTACCGCGTCCACACCTACGAGAAGACGGAATCCGACGATGGCCCCGACATCTGGCGGGCCACCGATTGGGAGCCCATGGAACTGAGTTTTGTCCCGGTTGGGGCCGATGCGGGCGCAGGGGTCCGCAGCGAAAACGCCAAAACCTTTCCCTGCATCATCCGGGCACTGCCCGAGCCTGGTCCATCAGAGGAGAATCCGATGACCGAAGCCACGGGCAACCCGCCCGCCACCGAAGTCCGCGCCGAGGAGGGCACCACGCCCGCTTCGGTCGTGGTTGAAACCCGCACCGAGAAGCCCGCCAAGGCCAGCTTCAAGGAAGTCACCGCCGCTGTCCGCGCCGTTGGCCTGGATACCGAGTTCCGCGACGCGCTGTTCGGCGATGTCGAGGACAAGGGTCTGACCATTGAGCAGGCCCGCGCCGCCATCTTCGATCACCTTGCCGAAAAGGACGAACAGGTGCGCACCACCAACCATGTGCAGATCACCCGCGATGAAGTCGACACGACCCGCGCGCTGGCCGAGAACGCCATCATGCACCGCTATGATCCCAGCAATAACCCGCTGGAGGATGGCGCCCGCCAGTTCATGGGCCGCTCGCTGCTGGAAGTCGGCACTGACCTTCTGGAGCGCCGCGGCGTCAACACGCGCGGCATGGACAAGATGCAGCGCGCCGGCCTGATCCTTGGCATGGATGTCCGCTCCGGCGGGATGCACACCACCTCGGATTTCCCGTACATCCTGGCGAACGTGGCCAACAAGTCGCTGCGCCAGGGCTACGATCTTGCCCAGCGCACCTTCCTGCCGTTCTGCCGCCGCACCACCCTGCCGGACTTCAAGCAGGCCAGCCGCGTGCAGCTTGGCGAGGCGCCGGTGCTGAAGGAAGTGAACGAACACGGCGAGTTCACCTACGGCACGGTTGGCGAGGGCCGCGAGGTCTACCAGCTCGCCACCTTCGGCCGCATCGTCGCCGTCACCCGCCAGGCCATCATCAACGACGACCTGTCCGCGCTGACCCGCATTCCCGCGATGATGGGCAACGCCGCCGCCAATCTGGAAAGCACGACCATCTATGCGATCCTGACCGGCAATCCGACCATGGGCGACAGCAACGCGCTGTTCTCGACCGCGCACGCCAACTTCCAGGGCACCGGCTCCGCGCCGGACGTGTCGACCATCGGCGCCGGCATGGTCGCCATCGGCTCCCAGACGGGTCTGGACAGCGATGACACGACCTACCTGAACCTGCAGGGCCGCTACCTGATCGGCGGCTGGCAGACCCACACGCTGCGGGCGCAGTACACCTCGCCCAACTACCAGCCGACCGGCCAGTCGGGCGTGAATCCCTACACCGGCCTGATCCCGATCACCGATGCGCGGATCACCGACACGTCCTGGTACATCGCTGCCGATCCCTCCCAGATCGACACCATCGAGTACGCCTATCTCGACGGTCAGGAAGGCGTCTACACCGAGACCCGCGTGGGTTTCGAGGTGGACGGCATGGAGATCAAGGCCCGCCACGACTTCGCCGCCAAGGCGCTGGATTGGCGCGGTCTGTACCGCAACGACGGCAGCGGCAACTAAGCCCTCTGAACACAGGAGAACCTGAAAATGGCTACCAATTATGTGCAGGAGGGCGACACCGTCACGGTCGCCGCTCCGTCCGGCGGCACCACGTCGGGAAACGCCTACCTGATCACCGGCATCTTCGGCGTGGCCACGACCACCCAGCTTGTCGGCGTCGATGTGGAACTGGCAACCGAGGGCGTCTGGGCGCTGACGAAAGTCGGCTCGCAGGCGTGGTCGGTTGGCGACCGCATCTATTGGGACGACGCCAACTCGCGTTGCTCCAGCGATCCGGGCGCGGGCATCTACATCGGCGTATGTACCGAGGCAGTGGGCTCCGGCTCTGGCGAGACCACCGGCAATGTGCGCCTCAATGGCATCACGCCGCAGGTGGTCAACGGCGTCGTCAGCGCCACCGCATCGACCCTGACGGTGACCGCCGCCAAGCACAGCGGCAAGATCGTCGTCTTCAACCGGGCGGGCGGCATCGCCACCACGCTCCCGGCCGCGACGGGTAGCGGCGACCGCTACCGCTTCCTGATCGGAACCACGTTCACCACGTCATCGACGATCAAGGTTGTCGGCAACGACATCATGCAGGGCTACGCCCTCCTGGCACAGGATAGCGGCGCCACCAGTGTGATGTTCGAAACCGCCTCTGACACGGACACGATCACGTTCAGCGGCACGGACACCGGCGGCTATGTCGGCACCGAGGTTGAGTTGATCGACTACGCTGCTGACACCTGGTTCGTGAAGGTAATCGGTTCGGCGACGGGCTCTGAGGCCACGCCGTTCAGCGCGACCGTTACCTGATAACTTCCACCTGCAAGGCCGGGGCTTAACCGCTCCGGCCTTTTCTATTCCGAGGCCCGATGACCAACGCCGAGAGGCATGTCGCGGCGCTGCTGGC